GAGAAGTCCGGTGTAAAACAGACCTCCGTTAGCTCTTCGTCAGGAAGCCCCTCGCACAGATCCCAATTCGTGTAGCTGACAGGGTAGGGGGCAACGTAGTCCGCTGCATCCACGCCGATGTCGAAGATAGAGGGTATCATGCTGCCACCTCATCAATAAACAAGTCGCCTTGGCGCTGAGCCTCTTCGATCCGCCTGCAGGCAATGTCGAAATACTTGGGTTCGCGCTCAATGCCGATAAAGTCACGGCCCATCTGAACGGCTGCTACGCCCGTGGTGCCGCTGCCCATAAAAGGGTCGAGAATTGTCTGCGCGTCCGGCAGGAAGTTGAGGCACCAGCGCATAAGCGGCTCAGGCTTTTGCGTAGGATGGAAGCGCTCGACGCGGTCAGCAAATAGTTTGTTATTCGCCAGCGTGAACTTCTTTGGCGTTGTCTGCGGCAGATTTGTCCACGCCAGTTCGCCATCCCCGAAGCTGGGCATGGTCTGGCATTTATCCCACCACAGCCAGCGCCCTTGCGGTGGAAGAAGGTCCGCAAAATAGTTTCCGCCCCATATAATGGCGCGCGGCGCTAGATTGGCGCACTCCACAAGCAATTCCGCTGCGGGACGTTCTCCATCCCATGCGTCCTCATCATACCGGGCTGAAACAACGGGCTTGCTGCCATTGAAGCCCATTGCCTTGCCGCTCTTGCCCTTATCCGCACCGATCCCATACGGCGGATCAGTCACCACCGCATCGACCTTGCCCAGCGTCGGCAGAATGTCCCGGCAATCACCGCAGTAAAGCGTAGCCCGTCCAATGGTCACAGGCTCAATCATGCTGCACCTCTCAACTGGCGGTCACGTTCGACCAGTGCCTTTTCTACCGCCCGCGCTGTCTGGCGTTCGATCTTGCGGGCCACCTCTTCAGCCGTAGGGGCGGCGGGTAGGGGAGTGGGGGTGATCATGCGACATCCCTCACTTTGCGCTTGGTGCGCTTGCCCTGATACCAATGCGAGCAGTCGGTGCATTGAAGCCGCTGCACCTCGAAGGACCGCGTAAAGGAATAGCCGCGCTTCTGGACATTCAGCGAACCGCAGGCGGGGCAGGCGTCGGAGTTGCCTGTGCCAAGGTGCGGGTGGTTCTTGATGTAGGGGCGAAGCTTTCCATAGAGGGCTTCGGTCAGCTTCGTGTCCTGGCGGTTATACCGCTCCATGGTGCGCTGGGCCTTCTCGTCCCCTGCCAACACTCGCGTCCAGAGCTGGTGTCCTTCGTGCTGGATCTTGCATCCGATGCCCAGAAGCTGCGCTACGTGATCCAACTTGTGGCTATCGAAGCTGAATTGCTGCGATACCGTTTTGTAGAGGTCTATAGAGGCAACGGGCGGCGGCGGCTCCATATCGTGCCGCACGAACTCGCCGCGCATTTTCTTGTTGTCGAAGCGGTCATTGTTGTAGCCGCAAACCGCATCGGCCTCGCTCCAGAGCGTATGCATGGCGCGAAGCATTCCTTCGTGGCCGTCTGTCCAGTCGGAATGAAAGTGGACCTTGCGTTCGCCATACCACTTAGCCGCGAAGCACATGACGCCGCCGAACTCGCGGACTTGTGAAAGGGCTATGTTTTGATCTCGCATCGCCCAAACCTCCGCCAGCATGGGGCGGGTTTCGATGTCGAAGAATAATATGCGAGGTCTCAAGCTTCCCCCTCCGGGCGCAGGCCCGTCCTATTGGCTTTCGAGATACTCCAGGGCACGGCGCAAACTGGCGGCGTTGTCCCCAAGGTTCCCAAGACCCATGTTACAACTGCCGCAGAGCAAACCCCGCACCTTCCCGGTTTCGTGACAATGATCGACGTGGAGTTGCCCGTGTCCATTCGGTTCGCCGCCGCATATCTGGCAGCGACCTCCACAAGCCGTCAGCATCGCCTCGTATTGCTTAAACGTCAGGCCATATTGGCGCAGAAGCTTGCCCTGCTTGCGCCGCAAGGCCCATTGCGGGTTTTCCGCTTTCTTCTTGTGATAATAGGCGCGTGCGTATGCCCGCCGCTCGTCTGAATTTCGGCGCTTGCCGTATTCGCGGTTGTAGGCTCGCTCGCACTCAATGCACTTATAGCGCAGACAGTTCGACCGATCCCCGCGAAGGCGAAAATCGGACGCGGGTTTTTCGATGCCGCACTTAGAACAAGTCTTGACCTTCTGCATGCCGCCATGCTAGCGCGGCCCACCTTCGCGGACTACGCTGTTCTCTAATTGTTCGGGGATAACTCAGTCAGCGAGCTGCTTGACGAGACGCAAAAGCTCGTCAGACGGGCGCGGGGGAGGAAACGCGGTCCGCAGGACAGGCGCTAGGCGATGTTCTTCCTCGATCCGCTCGCGCAACATTGTGGACGCCATCAACCGCGCCTTCGACGCTTCACATGGAACGCACATTGTTATTCACCCTCTCTGCCAGCAGGGTAAGCGCGGTCGCCAGCTCCTTGTCTGCTTCAGCTTGGTTGGTGCGTATCTCTTCGTCGCGCTCGACACGCTTCTCCTCGCGCTTGTCCCGGCAATGCTCACGCCATGCCAGATAGACGCAGAATAGCCCGACCGGCCCATAGGGCGCGGCAACAGCGATCAATTCACTTAGGCCCATGACGACGCCTCCTGCTTTGCAGCCAGTCGAACAAGCACCCGCTAATCGGCCATGACAGGAACAGGACGAACGCTATTGCCAGAGCGCCGATGACCGCGAGCATCAAACTAGCCCGCCGATCCAGCTAAAGACAGACCGATTAAAGGTCAGCCGCATCCGCTGGACGCTGGTGGGGGTTATGGGGGAGCCAGTTAGCCTAAGTCCATCGCGTGTTCCGGTTACGCCGGAAACAGTGTTCCACGCCCGCGAGCTGTTTCCGCGCACGATTATTTCGCGCCCTTCGTAACCCTCCGAAAGCGTCGCACCCTGCCCGCCCAGAATGCCGGTCAACGCGGTGGAACCAGTGTCAAACCAATACTTGCCGTATGTCAGGTCAGGTGTCGCGACGTTGGGAACGGCCCGTTCTAGGTTGTCGTCCAGGTTGGTGACATTCGCCACTCGCGCAAAATGCGCCCATTTCCGGGGCAGGATCATTCGCGCGGCAGCCGTTGACGGGGAGGCTTCCTGCTTAAAAAGGCATTCCTCCAAAACCATGCTGTTGATCTGTTTCGCAGTGGTTGAACCTTCGTAAATCTTGAAGGTGCGGACATGCTTTGCGCTTTCGGCCTGGCACCCAATCATCTTTGGCGCGGGCAGTCCGATGTCGCCATTTACAGCATCCGAAACCTGCATGAAGCAAAAAGCGGTTGCGCCTGCGGCAGCCGCTTTCGTAGTGTTCGCGCGCACGACGACATTGCGAAGCTCTATGCCGGTCATGTCGATTGTGGCCCCGCCGCCGTAGAGGCCTGATTGCGGATAGTGTTCAGGGTTTGCGCCTGAAATACTGTTGTTCCACGCGCTTTCGATGCAGACGTATGCCCGCAGGCAATCGCCCTCGGCATCGAAGCCGTTTACGATCACGTTGGGGGAGTTGACCGCGATATGCAGGTGATACTGCCCATCGGTCACGTTATCCCGCGTAGAAGTGCCGCAGTTGATGACTTTGCCGTTGCCACAACCAAGCTGGATGTTGAAAAGGCTTTCACCGACCCAGCGCGAGGTCAGGCATTCAACGGTCGTGCCGCTTATCCGGTAGCCCGTGCAGCCATAGCCCAGAAGGACACCGGAAGAGAGAGTCTCCCTCACACGGCAATCCTCGATCCGCACACCCGTTGCCGACCATTCCGCGACGATCCCGCGCGTGGCCTGCTCGGTGGTTACGCGGATGAACTGCGCCCCGGCAGAGCCTTGTGTGTAAGCACCATAGCGCCCGCCGTAGAAATAGCAGTCCTGCACGATGTGCGCGCCGCCAGCGACGGGAGAATAAGCCACTTTGGCCCCGCCCGTGCTGTAATACATGAACACATCGCCCGAAACCGTGACAGAATTGTGCGTGTATGGCGTAGCGTCTTTGGTCAGGCCCGCCGAAGTCAGGTTGGCCTCAGTGACAGTCGCGGGGACTGTGATGGGCGAGCCGGTCGGGTTGGTCCAAACCTGAGCGGATGCGATGTTCGGCATTCCGGTGCCGGTGTTGCCCGCTTGTGGAA